CCAAATGGTAGAGGTGATTCTTAATGAACCTGATGATTTCCTTAAAGTTCGTGAAACCTTGACCCGTATCGGAGTTGCTTCACGTAAGGAGAAAAAACTTTATCAATCTTGCCATATTCTTCATAAGCAAGGTAGATATTTTATTGTTCATTTTAAGGAACTGTTTGCCCTTGATGGCAAACATGCTAACCTAACCGTGAATGATGTTCAGAGACGTAATCGTATTGTTCGTCTTCTTGCTGATTGGGGACTAATCACAGTTGTAAAACCAGACAGTGTAAACGATATTGCACCTCTGAATCAAATAAAAGTTCTTGCGTATAAGGACAAGGGTGATTGGATTCTGGAGCAGAAGTACAACATCGGTAAGAAAGGAAAAGTAGTAGAAACCGAATAAATATAGTGTGCCATTCGTGCGGCACTCTACAAAAGTCGGAACACCCTAAAGAGAAGTTCGGTTTTTACCTTGCTTCTCTTTTTGCTTTATGGTTAAATAATAATGGATGCCTTCGGGATCCACACAAAACAAACTCGCTTTAAAAAGGAGCTGCCATAATGACTAACCTAGCACGTTATACTGCTGCGGATCTTCCTACCTTGATGGAAAAGATCACGCGGAATTCTATTGGAATGGATGAATATTTTGATCGCCTATTTCATCTTCACGAAACTACATCAAACTATCCTCCATATAATTTAGTCCAGGTAAATAATGTAGAATCCAGACTAGAACTGGCACTGGCTGGATTTAAGAAGAAGGAGGTTTATGTCTACACGCAAGATGGTAAACTTTTTGTTGAAGGTCAAAAAGAAGATAAAGAAACGGAGTCCAACTATCTCCACAAAGGTTTGGCTCAACGGAGTTTTAAGAGAGCGTGGACACTTTCTGATGATACGGAAGTTAGATCAGTTACTTTTGAGGATGGGCTTTTAAACATTACTCTTGGTAGGATTGTTCCAGAACATCATAAGCGAAAGGATTATCTCTAAATAAAAATAAAAAATGAAAACTTTCGACGAATTTCAACAAATCGCTTATTATGGAGCAGTTCCTCATACTGTCTATTCTCAAGGAAAATCTAAAAAAATTCCAAAAGGAAAAGCAGTTCCAGTAAGAAGTCGCTCAAGTGCGGGTGGTGATGGAAATGGTGGCGGGGATGGTGGTGAATAAATACTTTTGAATATCGTCGGCGCGAGGAGCACCTGGCAAAATCCAGGTTGACTCCTCCTTTTTTTATTGGTAAAATGTATAGAGGTATGGGGCAACAATGACAATTAAACTTTTGCTATTGAAATCGGGAGAAGATATTATTTCTGATATTCAAGAAATGGTTGTTGGAGAAAATGAAGAACGTAGAGTGATTGGATATCTTCTTAGCAAACCATGTATAATCAAAATCAGAGATTCTCAGGTTTTGACTGAAGAAACGGAGGTAACACAAAAATCAGCATTTCAAGTTTCTCTTTATCCTTGGATGCCACTTTCTGCCGATAAAACTATTCCTGTTCCTTCCGATTGGGTTGTTACAATCGTGGAACCTAAAGATAAATTAAAAGATATGTACGTGGAGGACGTATTGAGTTATGGACAAGAAACTGATCAAAGTACTAGCATTGCTGAACAATCAAATTTTGATAACACAGATTGAAGAAGTTGGTGCTGATATCGGGGAACCAGATTGTAAGTTGGTTAAACCATTCGTTGTAACTAAAGATAAGACACTAGAACCTTTTCTTTCTGGTTACACAAAGCAAGATACATTTATGATGAGTTCGGAAAAGATTCTTACACTTGTAGATCCGACTCCAACTCTACTTGAAAAATATGAGGACTTGATTAAAGAATGACGCAAAGTTTCTATACTAATGTTCAATTGATTGGTAATCAACTTTTAGTTCGTGGGGTAGATAATGGAAAAAGATTTGAAGCAAGAGATGAGTTTTTTCCAACTCTCTTTGTAAAAACTAAAAAAGAATCCAAATATAGAACATTAAGTGGAGAAAAGGTTGAAGCAGTAAAACCCGGAACTGTAAGAGACTGTCGTGAATTTTACAGTAAATATGAAGGTGTAGATGGATTTGAAATTTACGGAAACGACAGATATATCTATCAATATATCTCGGAAAAATATCCTGAAGATGAAATTAAGTTTGATATTAGTAAAATTAAACTTCTAACTCTGGATATTGAAGTTGCTTCTGAAGCAGGATTCCCTGATGTGGAATCTGCCTCGGAGGAGATACTTTCAATTACAATTCAAGATTATACCACTAAGAAAATTACTACTTGGGGCGTTAAACCATTTAAACACAATCGTAGTGATTTAACATATTATTATTGTCCCAGTGAATATGAACTTCTCAATCATTTTATTAACTATTGGATGGTTGATGTTCCTGATGTAATTACTGGATGGAATATCCAATTATATGATATTCCTTATATCTGTAAACGATTGAATCGCGTTCTTGGTGAAAAACTGATGAAACGTTTTTCTACTTGGGGTCTTGTAACTGAAAAGGAAGTCTATATTAACGGTCGTAAGCATACTTCTTTTGAAATTGGTGGATTAACACAACTCGATTATCTTGATCTTTATAAGAAGTTTACCTATAAAGCACAAGAGTCTTATCGCCTTGACTATATTGCTGAGGTTGAGTTGGGACAGAAAAAACTAGATCACACTGAATTTGACACCTTCAAAGAATTTTATACTCAAGGATGGCAGAAATTTATTGAATACAACATCGTTGACGTGGAACTTGTTGACCGTTTGGAAGACAAGATGAAGTTGATTGAACTTGCACTTACTATGGCGTATGACGCTAAAGTAAATTATGAAGATGTATTTTATCAGGTTCGTATGTGGGATAATATCATTTATAATTATCTTAAAAAAAGAGATATTGTTATTCCGCCTAGAAATAGATCACAAAAAGATGAAAAGTATGCTGGTGCTTATGTAAAAGAGCCGATTCCTGGAAAGTATGATTGGGTGGTCTCTTTTGACCTTAACTCACTGTATCCACACTTGATTATGCAGTACAATATTTCTCCAGAAACTTTGATTGATGAAAAGCACCCGACTGTTAGTGTTGATAAGATCTTAAATAAGCAAATTAGTTTTGAGATGTATAAAGACTATGCTGTTTGTGCTAATGGTGCAATGTATCGTAAGAATGTTCGTGGATTCCTTCCTGAACTGATGGAGAAGATTTATAAAGATCGCACCATTTATAAAAAGAAAATGCTTGCTGCGGAGCAAGAATATGAAAAGACAAAGAATAAAGAACTAGTTAAAGATATCGCTCGCTACAATAATATTCAAATGGCGAGGAAGATTCAACTTAACTCTGCTTATGGTGCTATCGGTAATCAGTATTTCCGTTATTATAAATTGGAAAATGCAGAAGCAATCACACTGTCTGGGCAGGTTTCAATTCAATGGATTATGAGTAAGGTAAATTCTTATTTGAACAAGATTCTTAAGAGTGGAGATGTTGATTATGTTATTGCTTCTGATACTGATTCTCTTTACGTTAATATGGGTCCTTTGGTTGAAACTGTATTCAAGGGAAGAGAGAAAACTACTCAAAGCATTGTTTCGTTCCTTGATAAGATCTGTCAGATGGAATTTGAAAAGTATATTGAAAGTTCTTACCAAGAACTGGCTGATTATGTAAATGCTTATGATCAAAAAATGCAGATGAAGCGTGAGTGTATTGCGGAACGTGGAATTTGGACTGCAAAGAAAAGATATATTTTGAATGTCTGGGATAGTGAAGGTGTTCGTTATGAAGAACCCAAACTAAAGATCAAAGGTATTGAGGCAATTAAATCTTCAACCCCAGCGCCCTGTCGGAAAATGTTTAAAGATGGATTTAAAATTATGATGAATGGGACGGAAGATGATGTAATCAACTTCATTGAGAAATGTAGGGAAGATTTCAAAAAACTTCCCCCAGAACAAATTTCATTTCCGCGTTCAGCATCTGATGTTCAAAAATATACTTCTTCTTCTGATATTTACATTAAAGGAACTCCCATTCACGTTAGGGGTGCTCTTCTTTTTAATCATTATATTAAAAAGAATAAGTTGTCTAATAAGTATTCTCTTATTCAAAATGGAGAAAAAATCAAATTTGTTTACCTTAAGAAACCAAATACAATACATGAAAATGTAATTTCTTTCATTCAAGAGTTTCCAAAGGAACTCAACCTTGACAAATACATAGACTATGAACTACAATTTGAGAAAGCATTTCTAGAACCACTCAAAATTATCCTTGATGCTATTGGGTGGAACGTAGAAAAAACTGTAAACCTTGAATCATTTTTTGCTTGATGGATTTGCCTATTAATGACAACGAATTGAATACTATTGTGAAAGCACTTGGGTTTGGTGGAGATGCTGCCCTATATCATAAACTAAAGCTAGTCAAAGAGTTGCGAGAGCAAAATTTGCCTTATAAAAAAATACTTCGTGAAGAATACGGGATGGTAGCGTGATGGATTTTCTTAAAGATATTGTAAAAGAAATCGGTGATGACTTTACTAAGTTAGCATCTGATATTGATGAGACTGAGACTTATGTTGACACGGGTTCGTACATTTTTAATGCACTGGTTTCAGGTAGCATATTTGGCGGTGTATCTGGGAATAAGATTACTGCTATTGCTGGAGAGTCTTCTACTGGAAAAACTTTCTTCAGCCTCGCCGTGGTTAAGAATTTTCTTGATACCCATCCCGATGGTTATTGTCTCTATTTTGATACTGAAGCTGC